CAATTGTTCTACCGCGCCGACCTTGGGCGTTGGGTGGAGATACTGCCGCTGACTGGTGTCGATCCCGAAGAATTTCCATTTCCTGAAGAGTTTGATCACTACTTCATTAATCGGCTGAATATGCGCCTGAGTTCGCGCTATGGTCGTGCGCCAACTGAAGAGAGCACCGCCACTATGCTGATTGCTGAGAGGAACTTGCGGTCGCGGTATTATCAAACTCAGATCATTCCTCCGGATATCGGTGTTCTGCTTCTCAGTCGGCAGGCATACACTGCGCGGATTACTCCGCACATTGTTCGTGGGAGAGTGGGATGGGAGTAAATATTCCTCTTGGACGAAGCGATTATTTTCGGGGTGTGGCCAAAGAGGCGCGCATTCAGACACGCAATCGCTATTTCGAAGAAAATCCTGTCCTGACCACGACGCAGGCGGCGCTGATTTCGCGCCCCGGCATGAGGCGCTGGCTTGAAGTCGGCTCCGGGCCGATCCGGGGCATCTATAGTCAGCCGGGAAGTTTCGACAGCGACTTGTTCGTGGCTTCGGGAACGCAAATCTGGCGCGTGAAGCCCGACAAGACTGTAACCCTGATTGGCACACTTCCCGGTCCTCCTAGAACGTCTGTCGAAATGGTCGCTACAGGCAACATCGGAGAGACACCCGCCTATCTGTTTGTGACGGGCGGAGGTGCACTCATGTGCTATGCCGAAGAAGGGTTCGCCAGCGGAACGTTGACCGGAACTCCAGCGAATAACGACCAAGTGCGGATCGGTAATATTTACTACAGATTCACGAATGGTAATGTGGACGCGGGCAGCCCTGCGGGTACGTTGGCAAATCCATGGTTGGTTGCCTTGGGCAGTTCTCCCGGTGCCGCTTTCGATAATCTGCGCAAGGCCATCAATGGTATAGGCACTCCGGGAACGGACTACAGCACAGCCCTGATCGAGAATATGCAGGTGCAATCCGTAGACAGCACCTCCAGCAGTGTAACGGTCCGGGCGCTGGTCGCAGGGACCGTAGGTAACTCGATCATCACGACAGAGACAGGTGCGGCGCTGGCATGGGGTGCGGGAACGTTGACCAATGGCGGCAATCCGACTTGGTTTCCTATTGTCACGCCGGACGCTGTAGGGATCATCAGTCTTGGTTACATCGCGTCCTATGTTGTGGTCGTTCCTGCGCAGGGCGAAGGCATCAATGGGCGATTCTTCTGGATTGAGCCGGGAGAAAGCACCATTGATCCTCTCAACTTTGCGACGGCGGAACGTGCGCCTGATCCGATCTATCAGGTGCGAGTGTTCGGCGACCAGTTCTGGCTTCCTGGTGCAGCCACGACAGAAGTGTGGTATTTTACCGGCGATTTCGACGCGCCGGTAGCACGCCTGCAAGGCGTGACTTTTGATCGAGGCACTTGGCCGGGAACGGCTGTGCAGATCAAGGAAAGCATGGTGATCGTTGACAGTGATGGCGGCGTGTTCCAGATCGCGGGCGGATTGAAAAGGATCAGCCGTCCGGATATCGAGGAACGTATTCGCAAGGCCATCCAGTTTCAGTCAAATTTCTAGGAGTAGTTGCGATGACGCTTCAATGGGCAGACTTTCCTTCCGGGGAACAAGGGCTTTACGGCACACAAGGCGACCGGATGCTCGATGGCACTCCGTGGGTCTTTGTGGCAAGTTTTCCGGTTTCAACCGCTATTGCCGCTGATCCCGATCCTCTGATCGGCGCGAATGGTCGGGTTTTCAGGCACAGAGCATTGAGCGGTTCAACAGTCGCCACACGTCTTGCGCTGACGTCTCCCGACGATGTTGTAGGGGTTGCCCATAATTTCTACGCTTCATCGCTTCCTCTGACAGCTACCCCTTTTCTCGCATTTCTGACGACAGGAAATGTTCTGCGTTACCAAGTCAGGGTTCGACCCAACGGAGGACTGGAAATCACGAGGAATACGACAGTTGTAGCAACTGCCGATTTTCCGATCATTCTGGCGAATAGCTGGAACCTGATCGAAACTCTTGTCGATATTACCGCAGGAACGGTTGAGGTTCGCAAGAATGACCTGACTGTTTTGTCTTACACAGACCCCACCCCTTTCACAGGAACGATTGGCCTTGTAAGTTTTCCTGATGCTAACGGAGGCGAGTCAAATTCTTTTTTCAGCAAGAATATCGTGGTCTACAATGGTCAGGGGTCTTCCTTCAACACATTCCAGGGCAATGTGATTGTCACCGATCTTCGACCTGACGAAGACGTAACCCTTGGTGGCTGGACACCTTCGACCGGCACCGAGGCGTGGTCCTTGCTGGATGAATCGCCTCCTGATGATGCGGATTATATCGAGGCAGGGCATTCGCCTTTGCCTTCTCCTGCCGAAGTGGAATTCACTTCGCTGCCGCCTGATGTGACTTCAATTCGTGGACTGATTTCGATTACTCGGTCTCGCAAGACAGACGGTGGCGATGGGAATTTGCAGACCAGTCTTTCGCCGGATGGCACAAACTATGATGTGGGAACGGATAATCCTGTCACCACTACGCCGACCTATCGCTATGACGTGAGCCAGGTCAGCCCTGCGACGACTGCGGCTTGGTCTCCCACGGAGGTGAATTCGATCCGGCAGCGTTACGACAGGACTGTGTAGCATGGCGCTCACGCCGCAAGTCAGGGTTACACAAACGGCAGTCCGATCTGTTGCGGTCGGAGATAGCGACCTGCGCCTGTCTCAATCTTCCGTGCGTGTCGTTTTCAACATTCCGACGCAGAGCGTGGAAGTCTCGCAATCTTTGGTTCGGCCTGTCGTAGGCAAGAATGCCACCGGATTGAGAGTTTCTCAATCGATCGTGCGCGTGGTTTATCGCGGACGCATCGAAGATACCATTGTCCGCGCGTGGACCTTCACGCTCGACGGGCACGACTTCTATGTGCTGCGACTCAATGAAACAGAAACGCTGATCTATGACACGAGCACTGAGCAGTGGGTCAACTGGGATAGTCATGGTCTCCCTGTCTGGCGCGTGAATTGCGGCACCAACTGGATCGAAGGCCAGTCTATCGGATTTGAGTCCGGTTCCGCAATTCTTGCAGGCGATGATCAGGCAGGGATTTTGTGGGCGCTCGATCCTGAGAGAGCATTCGATGATGCAGTGCTGTCGGATGCTCCTGAGCAGACAGTGCCTTTCCAGCGCATCGTGATGGGTCAGGTGCCTATGACGGGCCGTGAAGTGCTGCCGTGCTACGCCTTGTTCCTGATCGGGGACAATTTCGGACCGCTGACAGATGTTTTCACAGCGCAGATCACATTGGAATACTCGGACGACGCAGGCAAAACCTATCATGACGCAGGCACGATTGAGGTGACGCCAAGCACCGTCAATCAGCCTTACGAATGGTATTCTCTCGGTCAGATTGAAGCACCCGGACGCCTTTTCCGTCTCACGGATACGGGCGTGTTCACGCGCATCGACAGTCTGACCATGAACGACGGGCAAGACTGATGGTCGGCAAGCTACAGCCTCTCGTCAATAATCAGATGATCGTCGGGCCTGACGGCAAGCCGACCGAGTATTTCATTCGATGGGCGCAGCAGCGCCAGATCGACATAGGCCAAGCCATTGATGAAGATCGCGCTCTTGAGATAATCCAGGCGTTCATAGACGACTATGCGCTGCAAGCGGGCAGTGGCATTTCCATTACGCCGGATGGCAAGCTGACCAGCAATCCGACGATCAGTGCCGAAGCACAGGCCATTCTCAACCAGATTTCGACTACGCACGGTGCAGTGCTGTTTCGCGGCGCGACGAATTGGCAGGCTCTTGCTCCGGGAACTAGCGGCCACTTTCTCCGCACGAACGGTGCGAACGCAGACCCGAGTTGGGCAGCAGGCGGAGGAGGCGGGAGCGGATTGACTCCTCCTGTGTCGGGTGATTTTCCTAACACACACGGTTCTCCCACAATTACATATGCGCCGAATTCGTTGTTACTATCTGATCTCTCTAACGGTTCTGGTCTTTCCGGTGTAGGAAGAAGTACGACAGGCTCATTTACTTTTACCGGAAAAGTAAGCACCTTAGTCCGTGGAAGTTTCAACAGCGGCGGAATTTTTGCTACAGATGGAACACGCTATATTGTAATTGGACAATTCTTTTCTAGCGGTATTCGTATTTCTC